ACCGTTGTTAATAATGTAACCTTTGCTCTGGTCAAGGGTTTTCAAACTGGTGCCAAAGGAGGCTATGTAACCGTGAAAGCAGATGGATATTTTGGCCCGGATGTTCCTGACGTGGTGCGTATCAAGGTAGACTCAATCGAAGATCTAGAATTTACCACCGGTGATACAACTGTGGATCGCCCTGTGGTAGCTCAGACTCCTGTGGAGACCGACGAAGAAGTCATGGATCGTATTGGGCAGAGATTTGAAATCCTGCAAGAAATGACCCGTGCTACCATTGCCGGTGATGTGCGTGCCATGATCGTTGTAGGCCCTCCTGGTGTGGGCAAGAGTTATGGTGTCGAATACGAGTTGGAGAAGTCAGGCCTGTTTGAGCGTATTACTGGTCGCAAGATCAAGTATGAAGTGATCAAAGGTGCTATGACTCCGATTGGCCTGTACTGCACTCTGTACAAACATTCTGACCCTAACAACGTCTTGGTGTTTGACGACTGTGACTCAGTGTTCCAAGATGACTTGAGCTTGAACATTCTCAAGGCCGCCCTGGACTCAGGCAAGAAGCGTAGGATTTACTGGAACAGTGATAGTGCCATGTTGCGTCGTGAAGGTGTGCCCGATTGCTTTGACTTCAAAGGTGGCTGTATCTTCATCACCAACTTGAAGTTCGACAACTTGCAGAGCAAGAAGATGAAGGACCATTTGGAGGCATTACAGAGTCGTTGCCACTTCTTGGACCTTACACTCAACACCATGCGTGACAAGTTCTTGCGTATCAAGCAGATCTTCCGTCAAGGACAACTGTTCAACGACTATGAGTTTACTCCAGAACAGGGCGAAGAAATTCTCAACTTCATGGACGAGAACAAGGATCGCTTGCGCGAAATGAGCCTGCGTATGGCCTTGAAGATCGCAGACTTGACCAAGGTCAGTGAAACCAACTGGCGTGCTCTAGCAGTGAGCACTTGTATGAAAAATAGTTAAGCAGATGCAAAACGGTTAAGTAAACGGTAGCTCCTGGGTAGACTAAAAACTACCCATTTTACAACAGGCACTTAGGTGCCTGTTTTTTTGACCTTGTGCCGTTAAATATGTTACAATAACGCATGATCTTGACTATCGATCTAGAAGATTTACAACTGAAATTCCAGGTGCTAAACACACCTGTGGCAGACTTGTGGCTTGAGCGCATGGCTCTTAGAAACAGTTGGCCTTTGGATGATCCAGAAAGATTTTATGGATTCAACAGTCGCGAACACGATGCACAGTTGGCTCTGGAAAAAATACAAGCCTGTGTTCGGGCAATTAATGCCTGGCGACCCATGATTGAAAGAACCTTGACCTCGGTTGATGATCAAGATACCTTGAATTATCTACACAATATTTTTGAACAGTGGCATGGACTGTTGGATCAAGATCCGGTGCATCCAGAATATGGTGCAATTCCCCCGGACATAAAACAACACTTGGCCAATCTCAATGTATGTGTGCATAGATGCGAAAGTGCGGCTCGCGGCAATAGGCCTAGATTTGTTTGCACTTGGTTTGGCATGCCCAAAACACAGACATTGTCGGCAGACATCATGCACAAACACGGCACATTGAATCCCAAATTTGGAACAGTGTGTTTGAACTATTGTGAAATAGGCAAGACTCTAGAAGACCTGACTCAGGATCGCGACTACTACATCAGCGACGATGCCTTTAAGCCGTTTAATTATTATTCGGCAGACTTTGTGGTTCGCATGCACGAAGAAACCCAAGAGTATCTCAGTGACAAATTGATTCGAATGAAAGAATACTACAATCAGCACAGAGAATTTTTCTTTGAGCTCGGTTATACCACATTTCAAGATCCTAAATTATTGCCTTTGCGTTTTCCTGTGGCCGAGATCATAGAAACGCAACCCAGGCACGATCTAATCCAAGCCGTATCACAGCGGCAACGCATAACTAAAGTAACCCTACAATGAGAACAGCCACCATAGTCATACGCGATGAAGTCAATATCAAGATTGAAGGGCTCGAACTTGATGCTCGAAGATCTTTGGTTAATGCTTTTAAGTATGATGTGCCCTATGCAAGATATTTGCCAGCGGTGCGTCTGGGTCGTTGGGACGGCAAGGTCAGCTATTTCCAACTGGGTGGTAGCACCTATGTTAACCTATTGCCTGAGATCATACCCATACTTGAAAAATTCAACTACGACATTGACTTGGATGATCAAAGAGATTACTCAACCACGTTTGAGTTTGCTCAGGTCACCGAAGACAGCTACAGCCACATAGCCTGGCCCAAAGGACATCCGGCAGCCGGGCAACCCATGAAGTTGAGAGATTATCAAGTAGAAATCATCAACAACTTTTTAACCAATCCACAATGCTTGCAGGAAGTGGCCACAGGTGCTGGTAAAACTATTATGACCGCGGCACTCAGTGATGCAGTTACACCCTATGGTCGTAGCATAGTGATTGTGCCCAACAAGAGTTTGGTCACACAGACCGAAGACGATTATCGGAACATGCAACTAGATGTGGGTGTGTACTTTGGCGATAGAAAAGAATGGGGCCGCCAACATACCATATGCACCTGGCAGAGTCTCAATGTGTTGCTTAAGAATACCAAAAACGGTACCACGGATGATGATTGCACTATTGGCGAGTTTTTAGAAGGTGTAGTGTGTGTGATTGTAGATGAGGTGCACATGGCCAAGGCCGATGCATTGAAAACCTTGCTCACAGGTGTGATGAGTCGCATACCCATACGCTGGGGACTCACAGGAACCATACCCAAGGAAAAGTTTGAAAGCGTGAGCTTGTTGGTCAGTCTGGGTCCAGTTATCAGCAAACTGTCGGCCAGCGAACTGCAAAGCCAAGGCGTGTTGGCACAGTGCCACGTCAATATTGTACAATTAGAAGACCACGCTGAATTTTCCAATTATCAAAGTGAGCTCAAATACTTGTTGGAAGAAGAAGGACGTATTAAAACCATAGCTGATCTGGTGCGACAGGTTAATCTCACTGGCAATACTTTGGTTCTGGTAGATCGTATTGCGGCCGGACAAGCTCTGGTGTCACAGTTATCAGATGCAGTATTTGTCAGTGGAGCGACCAAAGCAAAGGATAGAAAAGATGAATATGATGAAGTGGCTGTGGCAGATGGTAAGATCATCGTGGCTACCTACGGTGTTGCTGCTGTGGGTATCAATATACCTAGGATTTTTAATCTGGTGCTCATTGAACCAGGTAAGTCCTTTGTCCGTGTTATTCAAAGCATAGGACGAGGTATCCGCAAGGCCGAAGACAAAGACTTCGTACAGATCTGGGATGTTACCAGCACCTGTAGATTTGCCAAACGGCACCTGACCAAACGCAAGACCTTTTACAAGGAAGCCAACTATCCGTTCACACAGGAAAAATTGCCGTGGAAGTAAAGGTTGATCTTGCAAAAATATATGCTATAATCATGATATGAGAATACTAACACTGGACAATCAACCATTCGATCTAGATCATCTTCCTGAAGAAGTAGATGATATGAGATTTGCTATACTAGATAATTCAAATCCGCAAGATCCAGACTATCATTACATACCATTGATATTCCTGGAAAGTTTCACAGCACCAGCCTTGGTATTACGCATAGGTGAACACATTGTTCGTATGCCAGTGGACTGGCAGATCCTAATCGGCGAACCTGATTTAGGAGATCTAGAAGTATTGCCGTTGACTAGTATCAATGATCGCGGATTCAAAGCGTTTCAATTCAACCCACTTACGAGCTTTAGACCCAGCTTCCTAGACATTGAGATTGTGGATATATATCAAGAAGTGACCTGGTATTCCCCCAAGCTCAAGAATGGGCAGATGTTGTGCGTGCCAGTGAACAATGCACAACAACCCGAGTGTGTGTATTTTGTCAAGGACATCAGTAGAAACTGTGAAGTAGTAGATTACAATCGAGCCTGGTAGTGGAAAAATTATCTATACAAAATGAAATGATGCAGTTCGATCGTAAGAATCGCAGATTTTATGACGAGCTGAACGATGAAGAACGTAAAAAATTCAGCAACTATCTCATGATACGTTGGGGCAGTGCAGTGCAAGGATCAACAGAGTTGCAAGAGTTTTATTTGATCGCCTGCAATGAGCGACTCAACAAACATTTCTTTGCTATCAATCGCCATCCTCGATTGCAATGGTTGTGTGCCACCACGGTCAGTCCTGGTATGGGCACACACAGACATCAGTGGATCGCACCCAAGAAAAAAGATTCATCTGATTCGGGTGTGCGCAAACAGTTGGCTGAACTATTTCCCACACTTAAAATGGATGACATAGAAACTATGTCTGCAATTACCACCACAAAAGAAATCACAGCACACTTGCGCGAACTAGGACAAGACAGCAAGAAATGACCTACGAATGTCGTTATTGTAAAAAAAGTTTTGTCAAAGAAACTAGCTTGGCCATACACATGTGTGAACCCAAGCGCAGATTTCAAGAGCAAGACGAGCGCGGTGTGCAGTTGGGACTACACGCTTATCTCAAGTTTTACGAACTCACGCAAGGCAGCGCAAAACTAAAAACTTTTGAAGACTTTGCGGCCAGCCCCTACTATCGTGCGTTTGTAAAGTTTGGTCGTTACTGTGTGGCAGTCCGAGCTATCAACCCGCCCAGATTTGTTGAATGGTTGTTAAAGAACAACAAAAAGATTGATCACTGGGCACGTGATACCATATACACAGAATACTTGATTGAATACTTGCGAATAGAGAATGTAAACGATGCCTTGGCCCGAGCCATGGAATTTGGTATTGCCTG